ACTCCAAGGACCTTTTTGCTTTGTATAGGTCTTGTATCATCGATAACCTCTTCATAAGTTATTCTATTTAATCCCGAATGATAACTATCTCCGAGATATTCCCATACTATACTTTTTTCTCCGAGTTTGTCAAGTATAGCCTTTTCAACACTTGCAGCTGTATCTTCAACATGTTCAATACTAAATTTAGTATGGTAGTTGTAAGCCCAGATATTGATGCGAGTTTTTTTCATATTATCACTTTCTTATTTAAATGTGGCGGAACTATGTCCCGCCACAAAAGATTTAAGTATTAAGCTCCTGGTGAAGCAAAGATACCTCTATAGTCAGATACGCCAAAAACGTATCTTTCTCTAGCTTTGTATCTAACATTACCAGTATCGAAATCACCTTCCATTTTAGTAGTCATGGGAGTTCTTTCGAAATGTTTCATACCATTTGGCACATCTGTAAGGATATAAAATGCATCAGTGTCTGTTAAGTAATTGTTAACAGAGTAACCTTGAGGAATCATCCCCATAGATTTGATAGCATTGATATCATTATCAGCAGTTCCAACTCTACCAGCAGAAGCCATAAGTCTTTCAGCTGTGAATTGTAGTGCAGATGGGATGATCATCTTCATTCCCTTAGCGGCGATTTTTAAACCTCTTTCATCAGTCATTGCAGCGATGTCAATCAAAGACTGCTCTAATGAAGTTTCGTTTAAATCCGCAGCAGTTGCTAGTGTGTTAGCCACAGTTCCAGCAATTGTAGGGTGCTCTGTGCTAAATAATGCAACGCCGTCTCCAGAAGAGAATGCAGTTGTAAAACCATTATTTAAAGGAACAACCCCTTTTACTTGTTTAGTTTGAGCCATAGATCTTGCTAAAGCTTTAGTATATCTAGAAGCTAGTCTGTCATATAGATTGTCCTCAATCGCTTCCTCAGTGATAGCAAAAGCGAGAGCAATAGTCTCGTTAGTGTATCTTGCTGTGTAAGTTTCTTGAGCATTGTCGTATACAACTCCTGCACCTTCTGATTTTACTTGTGCTTGAGCGAATCCACTTAACATTACTTCTTCTTCAAAAGCTCTGTCAGATGACTCAGTAGTATAAATTTCAGATGTCTGATTTTCATACGTTTTATATTCCAGGCCGAATAAAGCATTCAATCCTGGCTCTAACTCTTTTACGAGTTGGTTTCGTGATATAGCCATAATTTAATCTCCTATTATATGCCTGCTACGTTATTTCCTAAGATATGTTCATCAATCATAACTTTAAGAGCAAAGCCCTCTTCTGTTATGTCCGAATGTTCAGGATCTTCAGAAACACCTAGTATTTTTAATTGAGCGATACCTGCCGCTGTTGTTGCAGAAATCTTAGATTTCGACATAAACAGAGGTGTAGCACCGTTTGCTGTAACTTGGTCTGCACAGTGACCTACTTCATTCTGATTGAATGCAGTGTCTGCTGACATAACTTCATACATTTGTTGCGGGTTATCATTGATATACGCAACTATGTCCGTAGCAGTGTTAGATGCCGGGGAAAAGTTAGACCATGTTGGTTTGCTTGATGTTGCATCAGTGTAAAAAACACCGTTAAGTACGCCGAGGTTATTAGCCCCTCCGTCTGCTGCAGTTAGTACTACTCCATCAGCTGTTAAAATTGTCAAAGCTCCGTGACAAATTAAAGCTGAAGAAGCGGCTACTGACCACTCACTTAAACCGGCATTGTTATACGCCTGACCAACCATTTTAATGGGTCTGAATCCAAACCCTTCTGTGTTAGCGTTAGCCATATTGTTATCTCCTTAGTGAACCTGCCTCGAAAGGCCTCCAGTTCGGTTTATATAAATTTCGTTGGTTTAAAGTAAATTACTTTTTGCCACCGAAGGTTGTACGAGAATTTCTATCAATATCGATAGGCATTCCCCTATGCTGTTCCTTCATAAGATCGTTATCAATTGCATTCATTTGATCACCTGCTTCTTTAGCATAATAGTTCTCTCTTGCCTGCGCGATCTCTTCCGGTACCCTTGTCAGCACAAGGCCTCCGTGCCCGATTACCCCTGCGTATTTGCCATCCGTGATTGCTGGAAAGTCTTCATTAGGATATTCGTCTGCTCTCACTAATTCATAACCAGACCTTAAGCGTCCTTGTATGTTTTTAGTGTCGACGAACCCCATGATTTCTATTCTGACCCATCTGTGTCTGAATCCATTTGGCGCGTTGGGTGTATCTAAGTACGATGGTGGAGCCCAAACTTTAGGTTGTACTTTTGGTGCAACCGTCTTCGATTGTGATTCTACTTTTGTGGAATCGCTTTTAGTTTGACTCGCACGAGTTGGTTTTTTATCTGTCATATGCCTATACCTCCTTCGTGATTATAAGTTGTTTCGCATACTCTTCTAGTGGCACACCTAATTTTCTTGCTATTACTACCTGTGAAGGCGTGAGAGTCACAGATTTTCGACCAGTCTTTGAACTACGCGTTGCAGAAGCTACGTTTTGTGTAGGTTTACTAGTTTTTTGTTCTACCTTACCAAATTTATGGGGGAATTCAAGTCTTATTCTTTTATCCACTTCAATATAATATTCGTCTGATTGTGGATCCATTCCCTCTTCTTCGGTTAGTTTTCTATGTAGATCAAATGCTGTATAAGTCATGGCATTATCTTTACCAAACCAGTCATTATCTTCAGCCCAGGCTTCTGCTTTTGGGTCTCTTTTTGCAGGTGCTTGTTGTGTTTGCTGTTGATATTGCGGTTGAACAGATCTTTCTCTTTCAGCAGTTTCATGCATTTGATGCTGAGTCTTGATTTCAGCCAGTTTACCTTGTTCATAACCTAATTGAGAAATAGCAGTTAGTGCTTCTACCTCAGCTTTAGCGTCTTCATTAACTCTAGCTGTGGCAAGTTTGGCTTGCGCTGCTGATAATGAAGATGAAATTCTGCCTTCCATTTCTGTGGCATAGTTTCTATCTAAAGATGTGGCCGCAACTTCATATCTGTCTCTTTCTACTTTAGCACGTTGTGCATAAGACAAGGCTTCTTCCTTTTGTCTTTCTGCTTCACGCATTTTTTTTGTAAGTTTTGCTATCCTTTTCTTAACGCTTTCAGAGTATTCTTCAACATCTTTAGAGTTATCTTTTTGTTTATCACTCCCTTCTTCAGAAGTTTTTTGTACAACCTCTCCTCCTTCGTTCTTTTCATCTCGAACATCCAACTGCTCATCAGATTTCTCAGATGCGTTATCGGACTGATTAGTGTACGTAATATTTGCTTCGTTCTTTTTTTCATCTTTCTCATATGTTTTCTCCGTTTCGTTTTCTATTTCTGGCAGTTCAACATTTGCACCCGGTCCGGATACATCTAATTCAACTGTTTTATCATTTTCTGTTTCTAGCATAGTTTCCTCCTATGGTTATTAAAATTCGTGGAATATATCTTTAGGGTTTTCCACGGTCGCTAAAACTTCATCATCATTCAAAAGTCTTATCTCACCCCCATCTATTTTAATTCGTGATCCTGCGTATCTTGCAAAGATAATCCAATCACCTTTCTTACACCACGGACCTTCTGGGTATCTTTCTTTATCGTAGCAATGTGGTCCCATATCTAGAACTAAACCACAAGTTGATGCTACTTGTGATCGCTCAATAGTTTCGTCTGCTAGAATTACTCCACCTTTAGTTTTTTCTTTTTGTTTAAAAGGTAAAACTAGGATTCTCCAACCGGTAGGTTTAGGTGTTTTTAATTTTTCTTCTGATTTTGTTTCAGTCGGTTTTAAACCAACTAATGTTTTATTTGGTAACTCAATTTTTGGGCTTTGAGTTGATGTCGATAATTGTGCCGTCTTGTTCATATTGCTCCTTTTTGTTTAGCAGGCTGGATATCTCCTGACTTAAATATTGATACGTTCGTATCTGTCCTAGCATATACTGATATTTCTCCATACTGTCAACCCCACCTGAGGCCATAGCTGCGATCGTATCGTCATGTCTAATCTTTATTATTTTTTTTATCTTCTCTACAAATGATATGTCTTCCATAGTAACCTTTCTATTTTTTTGCTATTTTATCTTTATTAGGTCCTTTTTTTATCACATAATCTTGAGTTCCGCTAGCCCCTGTTTCTACTTCTTTTTTCAAGTTTCTAAACAAACTCATTTCAGTGATTTTTCTGTATTTTTCTTTTAAGAAATTTTCTATAGATTTAGTATCTCTCATTAACAATTCCATTTTCTAAGTGATTTAGATAATCTATCTTCACCAGTATTATTACTAGCTTTTTGTCTTTTTCTCATACCGGTCATACGCGCGCAGAACGAAGCTCTACGTTTAGCGTCTTTAGAACCTTTTTTTAATTTTGAGGGTTTAGTTGTAACGGCTGTCTTTAA